CTATCCTAGCGAGTTTTTGCATTTTCACGGCCGTGCACGCCCGCATGCGCGCGCGAATTGGAAGGAAATTGTCAGACAATGGCAGTAAAAAGTCAGAAAACAAGGCGGAAAGAGATTAAAAAGAGCCTCATTGAACAGCTGAGAAGCAGGGGGTCAGACATCGCATTGTTTGCCGATCAGGTGGACGATTACATGCAGTTGTGGGACCTCAAGGAGATGCTGATCGAGGACATCAGGGAGACTGGCCTGCGCACTGAGGACGGGAAAGACAACACGTCGCCGAAGCAGCTTCCGATCGTCAACCGCCAGATGCTGAGCCTGCTGAAGACGCTGGGTGTCACGACGGACAACATAGTTGGTGAAGAGGATGACGATCTATGAGCCGAACATTGACGAGTGGATTTACCTGATTCGAGGGAACCATATTGAGCACTGCAGGGAGCAGGAGCTTGCGATCGAGAACAATATCATTCCGGTCCTGGAGAGGCCGGACGTCTACGTGGACGAGGAACGGATCAAGAAAGGTCTGGGCCTGCAGAAGTATTTCGACTTTTCCCTCCTTGCGTGGGAGCGCTATCAGTTCGCGATCATGTTCGGATTGTTCATCCGGGTGCCGGGCGCTCCATACGACGACATCTATTTCCACGTGACGCGTGACATAATGGGCCGCGGCAGCGGGAAGAACGGGTTCATTGATTTCTGCGCGCTCTACATGATCTCTCCGTACCACGGAGTCAAGGGCTACAACGTTGACCTGATCGCCAACGGCGAGGATCAGGCGGGCACATCCATCAAGGACGTGAGCAATCTCGTTAACGAGCCGGTAAAGCAAGCCTACGCCAAAGCACTGAAAGCCAACTTCAAGGGCATGGCGGAAAAGGTCATTGGGAAAAAGATGCAGGCGGAATTCCGTCTGAACACCACTTCCACGAAGAACAAAGACTCCAAGCGGACCGGCTGTGTGATCTACGACGAGAAACACCAGTATCTCGACACCAGAAACATGAACACGCTGAAATCAGGCACCGGCAAAATGAAGTGGTGGCGGGAGATTACCATAACCACTGATGGCCATGAACGAGGAGGGGTCCTGGACGAGGAGAAAGCCCAGAACGAGCTAATCCTCAGGGAATACGATCCGGCGAACCGGACCTTTGTGAACTGGTTCCGGATCGAGGCAGAGGACGAATGGAAAGATATCAACAAGATCGTCAAAGCGAACCCGTCCATAGCAGACCCGTCATTTTACAGCCTCAGGTCCACGATAGAACAGGAAATCAAGCTCATGCCATCGACACCGGATTACTATCCGGAGTTTTTGGCAAAGCGGTGCAACTTCCCGATCAGCGACCCGCAGTGCGCTGTTGCGGAATGGAAAGACATTGAGGCCTGCCTACGGCAGCGGGATTTCGAGCCGGTTCAGGGGATGCCGTGCGTGGCCGGAATCGACTACACGAAAACAAACGATTTCTGTGGATGCTATGTGCTTTTCCGTAAGGGCAAGCTCCTGACAGGGTTCCACCACACCTTTATCTGCAGGAAATCCAAGGACCTGCCGAACATCCGCGCGCCGATTGAAAAGTGGGCGGCAGAGGGTATCTGCACGATCGTGGACGACGTGGAAGTTCCGCCGGAGCTCCCGGCAGCGTGGGTAGCGGAATTTGCAAAGAAATACATCCTCCTCATGATCGGGATCGACTCATACCGCTACACATGGCTCAACAAGGCACTGAAGCACTACGGCTTTGATGCCTTCGACAAAGAGAACAAAAGGGTATATCTGGTCAGGCCGTCCGACATAGCGAAGACAAGCAGCCTGATTAACTCGGCCTTCCTGAACCGGACGATCAGCGGATGGGACAGGATGATGGCATGGTATACAAACAACACTAAGAAGATCCTAGACACAAAAGGTAACTGCTCTTACGGCAAGATCGAACAGAAGCTCAGGAAAACCGACGGCTTCATGGGATTTGTAGATGCCATGTGCTGTCTCGAGTTTCTGCCGGACGTCTCAGACATGCCGGACATCGATATGTCGGTCGCAGTTTTTTAAGGGGATACGCCGATGTCGGTCTTTAAAAACTTTTGGGATTTTATCCAGGGAAAAATGCTCGGCGGGTCCGAGGTGATAATACAGTCGGAAGATCTCTCGAATCTCGTGGACAAGGAAAAGCTGACGGAGCTGTCGACTTATGAATTCGCGCTTTCTACAGGGATCAACATTATCGCCAATGCGCTGAGCGCGTGCGAAGTCCGGACGTTTGTCAGGCACAAAGAGGTTTACGGAGACGAGTACTACATGTGGAACTACTCGCCCCACTACAACTACAACGCGAACGAGTTCCTCCAGAAGATCGTCTGGAACCTGATCTACAAGAACGAGTGCCTGGTAGTCGAGACCAAGGGCGGGCTTGTCGTGGCCGACAGCTACGAACACGAGGTATATGCACTGTACCAGGACGTTTTCAGGAACGTCATCATAAACGCGGATTCACAGAACGGAGTCTCGCACCCGTATACATTCCTGAGACCGTTCAGGATGGACGAAGTGCTCTTCTACAGGCTGAACAGCAGGAACATAAAGAGCATCATGGACTATCTCATGGACGGATACAGGCAGCTCCTGGAGACGGCCGTCGACAAGTTCAACAAGTCGGCAGGGGAAAGAGGCGTCCTGACGATCGACGGCAACGCGGCGGCGACGCAGAACTATGGCACGAAGCCGGACGGGACGCCGAGGACTTTCAGCGACGTCTTCACGGAGATGATGAACGAGAGGTTCAAGTCCTACTTCAATGCGAAAAATGCTGTGATGCCGATCTGGAAGGGGTTTGATTACCAGATCAAGGGGTCGGAAGCCTCAAAGCGCTCCACGTCAGAAGTCAAAGACATCACAGACATGACGACGGAGATCACAACAAAGGTGGCCAATGCCCTGCAGATCCCGCCTCAGCTGATGCTGGGGACGGCGGCAGAGGTAAAACAGCTGACGCGCAACCTGATCACTTTCGGGATCCGGCCGATCGCGGACGTGATCCAGACGGAAAACAACCGCAAGCGGAACGGCAAAGAAGTCCTGAAGGGCACGTATCAGATGATCGACCTGACGGGCATAGAGTACACAGATATCTTCGAAGCAGCGCAGGGAGCATACAACCTGCTCGGAAGCGGGGCTTCGATTGATGAGATCAGGGCGCTTACCGGCCGGCCGGAGCTCGGCACAAAGTGGAGCCGCAAACACCTGATCAGTAAAAACTTTGCAGACCTCGAGGCGATCGAGGACATCGGCAGGATAGGAAACGGGGGGACTGACCCGCCGGCCCCGAACACTCCGGAGCCTGGCGGCGATCCCCCGCCAAATGCCGAGGAAAATGGAACGACGGAAAACGGAGGAAAGGAGGGAGACAATGCCTAAAAGAGGGATGAACTACTGCTTCCGTCAGGAAGCGGCTGCAGAGGGCGGCACAAAGCACATGCTCTACATCTACGACAGCGTCCGCAAATACGGAAAATTCAACTGGCAGACATGGCAGTACGAAGACGCGGAGACGAGCGCCAAGCGGTTCAGGGACTTGCTGGACGAGATCCCGGACGGTGAAGGCATCGAGCTGCATGTGAACAGCATGGGCGGAGACGTCAACGAAGGCGTGAGCATCTTCAACCTGCTCAAACAGAAGCAGGAGCGGGGAAGTAAGATCACGGCCTATGTGGACGGAGCTGCCTACAGCGTGGCGATGGACATCGTCCTCGCGGCCAAAGAAGTCCACATGGGACTCGGAACGACAATGTTCCTCCACAACCCGTGGCTCACCTGCAGCGGCAATGCCGCGCAGCTCAGAGGATACGCGGATCAGCTCGACGCTATGACAGACGCATCTGTACAGCTGTACCTGTCAAGGAGCGCCGGCAAGGTCGGCGAAGCGGAACTCCGGGACATGATGGAGAAAGAGACGATGCTGGATCCTCAGAAATGCGTGGAGTACGGCTTCTGCGACGTCATCGACGATTTCAAAGCCCAGGAAGACAACGGGGACGAGGACAAGGATGAGATCATCCAGGAACTCAGGAACCAGCTGTTCAGGCAGCAGGAAGTGAACCGTATGATGCAGTTCGCGGGCTTTGCGCCGGCAAAGCAGGAAGCGCCGCCGGCAGAGAACGAAGCAGAGAAAAGAGCAAAAGTAATGCGCGAGACCATGGCAGCGGCCATGAAGACGATCGCGGGATAAAGAGGGCGGAAGCTGAAAGCAGACAGAAGCCTGAAAGAAAGGAGAACAACACTATGCCTATGAAAAACAAGGACCTGATCAAACAGGAAAACTTTAAGATCATCCAGAAGCTCTCCGACGCCATGGCTGCTGGAGATACGGAAGGCGCAGCGGCGGCTATCCAGGAGCTCCACGACAGCGTCGCAAGCAGGATCGAAGCTGAGTTCCAGCAGTATGGGAACGTCACCGACATGATGGTGCTGCAGAGCCGCGGCCTCCGCGCCCTGACTTCCGAAGAGACCGAATGGTACCAGAAGTTCATCGGCGCCGTGAAGACAGGCGCAAAGCAGGAGATCACCAATCTCACCGACCACATGGTCCCTACGATCTTCGACAGAGTCATCCAGGACATGAAGAAGGACCATCCCCTGCTCGCAGCGATCAACATCGAGAATGCGGCGGGCGCGATGAGACTCGTCATGAACGCCAAGCAGATGCGCGGCCTGCTCGGCAGCTGGGGACCCATCACCAGCGCGATCACTGCAGAAGTGCAGGGCGCGATCAGGTTCATCGATGTCAGCACCAGCAAGTACACCGCGTACTTCCTGATCCCCAAGGACTTCGTCCGCTTCAATTTCGGCTTCGCTCCCATGTGGGTAGATGCCTACATCCGCAACATCCTTTCCGAGACTGTTGCATACGGCTGGGAGAAGGCGATCGTGACCGGAAACGGCAACGACCAGCCTACAGGCCTGGCATTTGATGTCAGCACCATGAGCAATAACCAGTACAGCGAGAAGGCCGCGATCGCTGTCACCACATGGGACCAGTACCGCGACGCGATCGCCGACAACCTCCTCCAGGATGCAAACGGCGACTTCCGCACGATCGGCGAAGTACTCATGGTCGTCAATCCCGTCGATTTCGTTAAGAAGATCCGCCCCGCGACACAGGTCATCACCACTGCGGGAGTCCTCAACATGATCGACAGGGCATTCCCTTCGAAGATCGTCCAGTCCCCCTTCGTCGCAAGCGGAACTGCAAAAGTAGGTATTGCAGACAACTACTTCGCAGCGCTTAACGGCGGGCAGTCCGGCATCATCGAGTACAGCGACGAGAACCAGTTCCTCCAGGACAACCGCGTGTACACCACAAGGGTATACGGCAACGGCCGCCCCGTGGACAACACCAGCTTCATCAACCTGGACATTTCCGGATTGGAGACCTACGCGACACCCGTCAAGGTGGTCAACACCGTAAAGACCAAAGAGCAGGCGTAATCGGCAGATCATAGAATTCGGGAGGTGATGTGATGGTAATCACAGAGACAGTTTACAACATGCTCCTGAGGGCGCTGCACGTCACCTACACACCGGACGAGGATACAGAGCAGAGGATCCGGGCAGAGGGCGCAGCGGGGAAGGATCTCCTGAACCGCTACGCGGATCCGGATGCGGACTGCGAGCCCGGTACAAGGTGCGGACAGCTCCTGTGCGACTACGTGATGAGGGCAGAGGCCGGAGCAGCGGAGACATTCCTTGTGGACTTTGCCCAGGACATCGTGGAAACGAAGTCGGAGTATGACGCCAGGATATGGGCTGCCGGAAAAGGATACACGGAGGCAGAGGGAAATGCTGAAACCCAAGGCGACTAGCCTGCAGACCTACACAGACGGCTGGGGCTCGTCCTGGGCGGTCTCCGACCGCCGGCTGACAGAGGAAAAACAGCACATTATCCATTACGCCGACTGGACGGTCGGCGTGCGGCGTTACTGGGAAGCTATGATAGCAGGAACCCAGATCAAACGCGCGATCCTCGTCCCGGAGCGGTCACGGATTACGGAGGGCGATATTTTTATCGACTCAGACG